ATGTGTGAAGTTGCAGTGTGCTGCAGGGATGTTGTGCTTATACATAAGGTCGATGGCAGTCTTGAGACCGCTCGTTCCCTGCAGGTCGTGCTGGGATATATCGCCATTCACGATAACCTTACTGTCCTCACCGATACGGGTAAGAAACATCTTCATTTCATGTGGTGTTAAGTTCTGTGCCTCATCAAGAATGACGAAAGCGTTGTTGAAAGATCGGCCACGCATTACCTCAAACGGAACAATCTCTATATCGTTGCGTTTACGAGCTACCTCAAACCTACCCTTACCTAATCTGGCTTCCAGAACCTCTGTGAGCGGGATGACCCAAGGAGCAATCTTTTCCTCGATGGTTCCTGCAAAGAAGCCTAGAGATTTACCTGCCGGGATATTGGGTCTGGTCAGGATGATCTTGTGTATCTTATGGGCGTTGAACATATCTGCCGCAATTGCAGCTGCTATGTAGGTCTTACCTGTACCTGCCGGTCCTGTGACAAATGTCTGAGGAAACCTAGCAATACAGTCCATGTAGTTTTGTTGGGCAGGGTTCATAGCTAGAAGAGGCTGCACACGGGGACCGCGCACAACCTCCACTGCTTCCTGCTTACGTTTGTAAGTGGATTTCTTTCGCATTATTTTACCTTAGCGGATGGGGCATGCCCCTGTTGCACATTCATCGTCGGTCAACTCATCAAATGAATTGGCGTTTTCGATGTCTACTTCTGCAAGCTTTGAGACGTACTCATCGTAGGTCTCTTTAGTTACGACCTCTTGTGGCAGGTAGGCATAGCCCAAGTCTGCGGCGGTCTTTGTAGGATCGTTACGGTAGATAAAGGATACACCTACATAACTATCCCAGTTGGTCAGTATCCACTCGATGATTGAGGGGATTTCTGCTTGGTCATAGCTGATAGTGACAGAACAGTTATGATCTACATAATTGTCCATCATAAGCTTGTAGCGGTCTAGCTGTTCTACAGCTGTCTCAAGGTTCACAAACTTACCATCAACCTCTTCGAACTCTACATCATCATAGGCAACCGGGAAGGTCACCAACACACTGTCGGGTTCGAATGGTTTCTCGATTACAGTGTAACCAGCTGCGGTCATGATCGGTACAATCGGATCATGCTTTGAGAAGGTGACATTGTTAAAGATATACTTGCCGAGAGGTTTATGCACCCCCTCTGTAGTGGACATGATTTTACTCAGGGTTCCACTTGGCTTCACTGTGCTGACTAGCTTAGGCCGAGGTAGACCCAGTTCATCAGCAATATCATTAGCGCCATTTCGTGCCGAAGCTCGTAGCTGTTGCAGCATCGATGCGATGTTCTTGTGTTTGTTGTGGTCCAAGAACTTAACGATACCTGTAGCACCTACACCACACAGACGCAGGAACTCATTCAACTCGTGCCAAGAACGCTGCAAGATACCATCATCCAAGTTCACACAAGTCTGCCGGTAGTTTGCACGGGCTGCTAGGTATACAGCCTTATTCAATCCATCGAAGTCGTTGAGGTATTTACCCCAATCAATTTCTACTAGGTTACAGAAACTCTTATTTCCTAATAATATTTCCGCGCACGGGTTGACTCCCTTGAAGTGTGGGGCGCGTTTCTTAGCAGCTTCTGCGTTGATAAACCCCGGCTCTGAGCCACCAGCCTCAACCATACGGTCAAAGATGTAGGACAGTTCCCATTTGGTGGGCTTGTTCCAGAACATGAGAGAGTTGTTGGACTGCTGCCGGTGAGCGTTATCGTGCAGCCAGAAGTCTTTCTTAGCGGAGATAAACTCATCAACCTCCGCATCTGTCACAGGCATCACAGCAATCTCTGCAGAACGCCGAGAGGACAGTGTAGTACCCATGTGGTTCAGCACATCTAAAATATCCATGCGGGTCAGTAGTTGTCCTGCACGTTTATTCATGATGTCACAGATGCGGCCCAGCGCGATGTGAAGTGTATCATCACCTGAGCTGATCCAGCCGTAACCTTTCAGGCGTGTACCAGCTGGTCTGATTTCTGTGTAGTCCAAGATGATCTTGTCTACAGGTTCTTTCAGAGCCATCAGTTTACCTAGAGCCTTAGCCCAAGCTTTTGCGCTGTCACCGATAGACAGTTTGTAGATACGCTTGTCACCGATCACTCGTGTCTCGGCTACGTTATGCTCACGACCTTTATCTGTGCGGCTGGACCGGAATGTCTCAATCTCAGTCTCTTTCGCGAAACCATTGAGGGTTCCGACTACAGGCTCGAAGCCCACACCACATCCCTGCAGCAAAAGCCAGAAGGCATCGACTACATCATGCACAGTTTCGATCTTGCCGAAGCTACAGTTGAACTGTGAGGCCTCGTGCTTTTTGGCTACATCTGTACCGCCCAGCCAGAGTGTACGGCCAGAGGTCAGAGCTTTTCGAGCAAGCATCAATTCGCGGAACTCGTTCAGTTCACCAAGTTCACCTTGGTTAAGTTTATCAGATATGGCTCGTTCCCATAGCCATTGCTGGTGGCCAATCACTCGGTCCACTGTGGCCTCCCAAGTTTCAAAGACTGTACCTTCGTCATTGAGGGGCCGGTTGTATGTTCTGCGTGTTACCACGCTTGCTCGAATGTCACTCATCTATTGTCACCGCTTCCTTGTAGCGTCCCGCGTTCCATGCGAGAGGCCAACTTATCTAAATTTTTTTGTGCTAATACTGAGAGGGGCTGATTGTGCTGCCGAGCAATCTCGCTGACAAACCATAGGACATCTCCTAGTTCGTCCAGCACATCTGCGTGTGGGTATGCGCCATCTTTACGATACCATTTTGCAACCTTCCCTAACAGCTCACCAACCTCCGCTGAGAGGCCGAGGGTTAAATATTCCAAAGCTTTTTCTTGTGGATATATTGCAGTTGTCGCAGCCAGCTTTTGGTACTTGTCCATATTAAATGCCATCGTTCACTTTCTTTATATAGTAGGCACCCTCGCTGCATTGCTGTGCAGAGATGATGTCTTGGAATTGTTCTGGGGAAATCATCAGCACTACGAACTCATCAGTGAACTCATCGTACTGCCGTAGGAATACGAAGCGTTCATCTTGGATAACCTGTAAATCTTCGAGGTCACCCTGTTCGTCTAGTGATGTGATGATGGTGGCGTCTTCTTCGAACTCCACCGTGAACATCAGATGCGTCCGATGTAACCTTTGAGGTGACTGTAGCCACCTATCAGTTCACCATCAGGTCTGAAGATTTGTGGGACTGTATCAAGCTTTGCCAGAGCCATGAGCGTCTTGAGACATGGATCGTCTTCGAGGTAACTTACCTCATAATCCAAGTCCTCTGCCTCAAGTAGGTTGACAGCTTCCTTGCAGAACTTGCAGGTCTTTGTAGATACTACATGGAACTTACTCATAGGATGCTATCCCCCCGCAGTTGGTTGATACGCATCTGGGCATACCGCATTACTTTTTTAAGATCGGTGACCTCACTCTCTACAGGGTCCATGCCATCGTAGATTTTGCTACCGGCCCTGAGAGAATACTTGATGATGTTGCCCGTGTGGAAAGGTAACGAGTTACGCATAATGAACTCGATAGGTTCTATAGCGAACTGTGTGTAGTGCGCTGGGCGATCTACTATGTCGGGGGTTTCCATAGGATTACCTTTCCTGTGTTGAAGTCGAAATCAGATGCACGGCAGATACGGGCGACCCGTGCCTGTGTTAGTGCAACCTCTTCTGAGAGTTTCTTTTTGGAGTAAGCTTTGACGACAGCTGCCCACATCTCTTCGACAGTCTCGCAACCGTCTAAAATTTTTTCGGCTGTTTTCTCACCGCAGCCAGCCAGACCTGCGTAGCCATCCACTGGGTCACCTGTCAGGGTCTGCTTCATATGCAGGTAGTCTGCATCAAACTCTGAGATGGTACGGACCTCCTCATCCTTTGCAGGATTGAAGAGCTTGCCGGGAATGGTTGCGAGGTCTTTGTCTTCCGACACAATCACACAGTCAGGTTCATTCGTGGATGTGATGCCTAGCAGGTCATCAGCTTCCATTGACGGAACCATGACTGCTTGCATGTTATCGAGCATGTATTGACGCAATGGCTGTAGAGTTAGCGGTTTACGCTGGCCTTTGCGGTTGGACTTGTAGCTGGGCAATACTTCTTTGCGCCAGTTATCAGGGTCTGTGAGAAATAAATTGAACTCACCATCACCCAAGGCATCTACGATCTTATGTAGATACATATGTATATACTCAATGCCCTCACTCTCGAAAGCATGTAGTGTCCACATCCCATCACCCCAATCTATGGGACGCTCTGTGCTTGCTGCGGCCTTGAATGCCACGATGTCAGCATCGATCAGAAACTTGGTCATTGCATCTTACCTCCATCGAAAGAAAACAGATCAGCCCCACCATCTTTGGGGTCATCGAAAGCCATGACTGACAGACAGATCAGAGCGGCATCGTGAACCATGTTCTGCATCTCGGTGTCTTTTAGTTGTGGGTGAACTTCCGCTAAACGGGCGACACACTGTGCCATGTTGGATAGAACTGCTAATGATATTGGGTCATCCATTGGTCAGAGCCTCCCATGATGTTGGATACAAAGAGGCCATCTGTTCACCGAGTAGTTCGGCAAAGTCTCTGGTCTCTTTCTGTGTGTCTGGTTTGATCCGCAGGTTATAAACGCGAGACCAGAACAGAAGACTGCCGGTCCATACCCACTCAGTAATGGCACCCTGCGGAAGGATTGCCCGAGCTTGTTCTGCACAGATGCCCAGCGCCACCATCTTGTTGTAGGTAGCAATCGCATCGATGCAGATGTCGTGGTATTCTTCTAAAAACTCCTCGGACCTGCGGTGAGGTTCGGAGGATGAGCCTTGCTTTACGTCAGCTGCAGATGCCCGAAAGAAATCAG